TAATGGCGGCACGGGCCTAACCTCTGGCACCTCTGGCGGTGTCTTGGCCTTTACGGCAAGCGGAACCTTGGCCTCGTCCAGCGCATTGGCATCTAATGCCATTGTTGTTGGCGGCGGTGCTGGAGCCGCGCCATCCACCATCACTACGGGTACTGGCGTTGTAACGGCTCTAGGGGTCAATACAGGCACCGCTGGCGCGTTTGTGGTCAATGGTGGTGCCTTGGGTACGCCCACCTCGGGAACGGTGACCAACCTCACGGGAACGGCCTCTATCAACATCAATGGCACCGTCGGAGCAACCACGGCTGCGGCTGGTAAGTTCACGACGCTGGATGCCTCTGGCAACGTAGGCTTTGATGGCGGCACGTTTACTTTTAATGACGCCGGAGCCGATAAGGACTTCCGTATTGAGGGGGACACAAAGGCTAACTTGTTCTTCTCGGATGCCTCGGTTGATCGCATTGGCATCAACGAGGGAACCCCTCTTGCCCGCCTAGACCTTAATGGCAACTATGCTGGCAATATTACGGCGGTAGCCGCGCTAGACATCGACTGTTCAACGGCCAACTACTTCACTAAGACCATTGCAGGTAACTCTACGTTCACCTTTAGCAATCCTCCGTCTAGTCGTTCATTCGCGTTCGCTCTTGAACTCACGCATACTTCTGGTGCCATCACTTGGCCCGCCGCTGTAAAGTGGCCCAAGGACACGGCTCCCACCCTAACCACGGGCAAAACCCACATCTTTATTTTTGTCACCGACGATGGCGGCACACGCTGGCGCGGTGCTGCTCTTGTTGACTACGTTAACTAATACTATGGATCCTAACGTTATCAAACTTGCGATGGGTGCTGCTGGTGCTGGTGGAGTAGACTTTCAGCTTTGGACATGGGGATATAATGCCAACGGCCAACTAGGACAAAATAATTTAACTTATTATTCATCCCCTAGACAGGTTGGTTCTTTAACCGATTGGAGCAAAATTAGCGGAGGATTCCAACATTGTTTAGCTGTCAAAACAAATGGAGGTTTATGGGCTTGGGGAGGTAATTCATTTGGACAACATGGAACTGGAAACACAACAGGGCGATCATCTCCAGTTCAAGTTGGAGCATTAACTGACTGGCTTTCTGCATCTGCTGGATATAGACATTCAGCAGCCGTAAAGACCGATGGAACGCTTTGGGCATGGGGCGACAATAGCTTCGGTCAACTTGGTGATGGAACAACGGTTAACAAATCATCTCCTGTTCAGGTTGGGGCTTTAACTACTTGGGCTAAAGTAAGCGCAGGAGGCTCGTCTTCTTCTGGATTTACCTTAGCAATTAAAACCGATGGAACACTTTGGGCGTTTGGCAGAAATAATTTTGGACAGCTTGGAACCGGAAATACAACTTCTTACTCGTCTCCAATACAAATTGGAGCTTTAACTACATGGTCATCAATATCTGCCCATGTTTACAATTCCCACGCAATTAAAACAGATGGAACTCTGTGGGGATGGGGGCAGAATAGTTCTGGGGATTTGGGAGTTGGCGACCAAACTTCTTATTCTTCTCCTAAACAAGTTGGCGCACTTACAAATTGGAGATCGGTTTCAAAAGATGTTACTAATGGAGCCTCAATACTTGCTGTTAAAACAGACAACACAGCTTGGGGTTGGGGTAGTAATGTTTATGGCGCTTTAGGCATTGGAAGCTCCGGTGACAGTTACTCATCACCAGTACAAATTGGGGCGCTATCGAATTGGTCTGTAATTGAGTGCGATGGATATAGTTCGATTGCTTTAAAAACTGGCGGAACTCTTTGGTCTTGGGGCTATAACTACTATGGACAACTTGGAGCTGGAAACAAAACAGATCGATCATCTCCAGTTCAAGTTGGAGCATTAACCAGTTGGCAATCTATTTCTGCTGGAAGATTTTTTGCAACGGCGATTAAGAAACCATAAAAAACAGATTTACTTTTTAGAATTTCTAGTCATAAAAATCTTATGGCTAAGACACTTCAAAAAAAGTTATTTTTTCTTTCTGGGCTGCCGCGTTCTGGATCAACGCTTTTAGCTGCTATCCTTAATCAAAATCCGCAAATCCATGTTACAACAACATCCGGACTTGTTTTTGCTTTAGATGGTCTTGCTACAACTTGGAGCAAAGAACCATTTTTAAATGATAGTGATCCAGATAGGAAGCAATTAGTTGCTTCAATGAGAACACTAATCAATGGTTTTTATGAAACAGATAAACCAGTTGTAATAGACAAAAGTCGTGCTTGGCCTATTCCAATGATTATGTCATCTATGGAGCGCGTTACTGGAGAAAAACCGCGCATTATTGCTACTGTTCGCAGTGTTCCAGACTGCATGGCATCTTTTGTTCGTGTAGCAAAACCAGATGACTTAGATGCGTTTATATCAGAAAGCAGTTTGGTAACACATCTTAAAGTGTCTTACAAAACTCTTATGGCTGGAAGCAAGCAAAATCCAGATTGTTTTCTTTTTATTGAGTATGATGATTTGCTTTTAAATCCCAAGAAACAGCTAGAAAAAATCCATCAATTCTTAGACCTTCCAAATTTTATTTATGATTTCAACAATATTGATGGATCATCCGTTAAAGAAGACGATGAAGGCGTGCATCGGTGCAAGGGGATGCACGATATCAAGCCAAAACTTGAGCCACAACACAATGAATACGCTAGTGATGTTCTCAAGCATCATTACACTCAGTTTTGCCAACCAGAATTTTGGCTTCCTAAACCGCGAACCACGCCAGACATTGATCTTCTCGATTTGCAACTGACGGCTTCGACGATGGGCGATTTCGCCGAGGGTCAACGGATCGCAGACAAACTAAAGGCAGAACGTCCCAACGACCACCGCGCAGCCTACAACCGTGGCTGGTACGAACTGCGTGATGGCAACATTGAAGAAGGCTACAAGCTCCTTCATCGTGGGCGCAAGGTGGGTGTATTTGGCAATAGCCAACCAAATAGTCCGCAGCCTGAGTGGAACGGTAGCAGCGGCCACACCATCCTTCTTCAGTTGGAGGGCGGACTTGGAGATCAGCTTCACCAGCTGCGCTATACACGGAATCTGCGGTTAAACGGTTACAGTCCTATCGTTAGCTGCTCTGGTGAGCTAGTGCCATTTATCGCCTCTACGGAACTGGCTGATGCCGTAGTGCAGCATGGCGCGGAATATGGGGTATTCCACGACTATTGGATGTCTGGAATGTCTAGCCCTATGTACCTCGGGCTAAACCGTAGATCCATCCGAGGAGATGCATACATCAACACCGACTTCAATGTTCCCGGTAAGAAGCTACGGGTAGGGCTTCGTTGGTCGGGCAACAAGCAGTTTGAGGCCCAGCACCACAAGCTGTTTCCAGCCCAGTTGTTCTTTGATGCCGTCAAGCGCGACGACGTGGAGTTTATCTCCCTTCAGCGGGATGCCGATCTAGAGTTCAAGCCAAGCTGGGTACAGGACGTACCACTTGAAACGTGGAACGACACCCACAAGGCAGTTAGCTCCTGCGACCTAGTAATTAGCTCCTGTACGTCTGTAAGCCATCTTTCTGCGGCTATGGGTATCCCCACTTGGGTTGTCATTCCAATTATGGGGTATTATCTGTATGCCGAACCCGGCAATAAGACGCCCTATTACAACTCCATGCGGTTGTTCCGCCAACAGAAGTATGGCGACTGGACCCACCCTTTTGAAGAAATTAAGAGCCTAAACTATTCCCATGAACTACTGCTTCGTTGAAAACGGCGTTATTGCCGACGGCCCCCGTGGACTTCCCCGTTCATGGCGTAATATCTCTGGCCTCGACCAGATGGATGATGATGGGCTTCGAGAGCTTGGTTGGCTTCCTGTCCGCCTTGAGGAGGGCGATGTTCAAGAGAAGTTTGTTGGCTCGGTGTTTGCCATCCTTCCAAGCGAGGTGGTGGAAACAAAGATTTGGCGTTCTTGCACGGCTGAAGAGCAGGCTGAGATTGATAGTCAGAAAGCGGCTGATGTGCGTCGCCAACGTAACTCAAAGTTGACCGAGTGTGATTGGACCCAGCTTAATGACACCCCATTGGACAACGCCGCTAAAATCCAATGGACGGCCTATCGTCAGGCTCTCCGCGATGTTCCCTCTCAGGCAGGGTTTCCGCATAACGTAGTTTGGCCCACAAAGCCTTGATATACTAAGTCATGGCTCAAATTCAAAAAGGCACCACCTACGGGACGACCTCGCCGTCGAACCTAGTTACTTCGA